ATGCAGGTGGATATTTCTATCTTGACCAAACAGGAAACAGCAGAACATTCAATATCATACAGTCGTCAACTCTTGCTTCTGATTGGCTACAGATTAACTCTACTGGTTCTAACGGTACTATTTGTGTCGTTCAGAACGATGGCGGAACAAGCACAAGCTGTTGATATAGGAAACATATCTGAACTAAACGGTTCAGCACAAATACTAAGAGACAAGCCTTATAAGGCAACAGAGTCTTTTGATATACAACAAAATGATGAAGCAGTTACGACTAATGGTCGTATGGCTATTACGTTCCTAGACGACTCCAAAGTAAGACTTACAGAAAACTCACAGCTCACCATAGATGAATACATCTTTGACCCCAACCCCAGCAAATCTAAAATGGCCATTACCTTTGGTCTTGGTACGGCTAGATTTATTACTGGCGGTCTAAACAAGATAGATAAAAACAATATAGATCTTAAGACACCAACAGCAAACATAGCAATTCGTGGTACTGATTTTACAGTTACCGTAGATGAAATAGGCAGGTCTTTGCTAATACTTTTACCAGATGAATTTGGTAATTCTAGTGGTGAGATATTAGTAACTACAGCCATGGGTACAGTTACACTAAATAAACCCTACGAAGCTACAACGGTAGATGTCTTTGAGAAATCACCCAGCTCACCTGTCATCTTAGACCTAACACTAGACCTTATAGACAACATGCTTATTGTTAATCCGCCTAAAGAAGAGGTAGTTGCAGAAGAAACAACACAAACTAAAAAGAAAAACATATTAGACTTTGATGGTTTAGATGAGGACTTTTTAGAAGAAGATTTCCTAGACTCAGAGAAAGAGCTAGAGTTTACAGAGCTAGATATAAACTATCTTGATGTAAACTTCTTAGAAGATTTACTAGATGTCATAGACGCACTACAAGAAATACAACAAGAAGATCAGCTAGCACAAGATGCTACATCTACTAATATTGTTGGTACTAAACTAGGTCAAGACTTAGGCACCCAAATAACATCTTTTATAACAGGAGAAGTATTAACACTTATGCGTAGCGTTAGTGATACAGCTAGAGTAGATATAGACTCTGCTGGTAGTTATACTGTTATCTTTATACAAGATGGTGCATCCAATGTTATTAAAATAAATGGTGGTACTGGCAGCACTATCAAAATCACTCAAAGTAATTAATGAAGCGACTACTATTCACCATACTTATAATACTAGTGTTGCCTGTCTTATATCAGTCAACGCCAACAGAAACATTAAAACTAAAAGTATTTGACTATCTTGTACCTACACAAGATCCTTCTGGCTACTTTACTATTCTTAACATAACCGAAGAAGATATAGATACAGAAGGCGGTTGGCCTATACCAAGGCAAAGACTAGGTGAAATACATAAACAGATTATAGATGCTGGTGCATTAGGTGTAGGTTGGGTTGTTAGTTTTCCGCACCCAGATAGATTTGGTGGTGATGAATTTTTTGCGGAGTCCTTAAGACATGGTACATCGATTTTGGCTTCATTTGAATACCCAAATGAAATATACCCAAAAACAGTTGGTACAGTCATCAAAGGACCTGATGTTGGTGGTATGCTTGCAAAGGGTGTAGTACAGAATACTCACAACCTTAGAACTAACTATATACAAGAAGGTATATCTGCTGCACCCACCGATGTTGATAATCTAGTCAGAAGAATACCCTTACTACTTAAAACACCAGATGGTTATGTTTCTTCTTTTGGTACAGAAGTATTAAAAGCACTAACAGGTGCAAGAACTTATATTATAAAAACCAGTGATAATGGAATACAGGAAATATCAGTCAGAGGAATACCACCGATCAAAACAGACAACCTTGGTCGTAAGTGGATTAGTTGGGTAGATACACCACAAACAGATTTACAAGAAATGAATGTTGCTGGTAAGTTTGTATTTCTTGGAATTACCGCGCCAGGAATCATGCCACAAATTGCAACTCCAACTGGATTATTAGAGCCACATAAAATTCAAGCAGCATTATCTGAGTCAATTCTTATAGAAAACTCTCCAAGGATTCCAGAATGGTCATTGGTGGCTGAAATTTTGATTTTTGGAATTTTCGTGTCGTTGACATGGCTTGTAATCAATTATCTCGGTGTGGTTAAGGGTCTAAGTATCGCTGTAATTTTGCTCTTCACCACAGGCTTCTTAGAAGCTTTTAGCGTTCAGAAAGGTTATTTGATAGATTTTTCATGGACTTTTATCTCACAAATCATAACTTCTACTATTGCCTTCTATATTAACTACAAAAAGCAATATAAATTGCGTCAACAAATTAAAAAACAGTTTGAACATTACTTAGATCCAAGACAAGTAAAACAATTACAAGACAATCCTAGTTTGTTAAAACTTGGTGGTGAGAAAAAAGAAGCAACATTTTTATTTACAGATGTTAGAGGTTTTACATCTTTATCAGAAAGATTAACTCCAGAAGAAGTAACTGAGATTATGAACAAGGCTTTGACTATACAATCAGATGCAGTACAAAAATATGGTGGCATGGTAGATAAGTATATTGGTGATGCAATGATGGCTATATTTAATGCACCCATAGATTTAGACGATCATAGAAACAAAGCAGTAGAAACAGCAATAGAAATAACCAAAAACATGAAGGAAGCAGGACTAGGCATAGAAATAGGTATAGGTATTAATACTGGTGAAGCTGTTATAGGCAACATGGGGAGCGATACTAGGTTTGATTATTCTGCTATTGGTGATTGTGTAAATACAGCAGCAAGACTAGAATCAGCAACCAAAGAAGTAGGAAAAGACATATTGATTGGTTATTCTACTGCCATAAATTGTAAATTTAAGTTAAAATTATTAAAACCGATAAGTGTTAAAGGCAAAAGCCAAAAACTATCGATATATACAATAGACGAGGAAACATTATGCCAAAAGGAAAAGGAACATACGGAAGTAAAGTAGGTAGACCACCTAAAAAGAAAACCAAAAAAAATAAAAAATGATTGACAAGCTAATAGGTCCAGTAAGCGACATAGTTAGTAAGCTAGTACCTGACAAGGACTTACAGGCAAAACTAAACCATGAACTTAAAACAGAACTACATAAAGCAAATATGGCTCAAGTGGAAATTAATAAAATTGAAGCTGGCCATAAGTCTATATTTGTTAGCGGCTGGCGGCCATTTGTGGGTTGGACTTGCGGTATTGCTTTGCTTTATCACTTTTTGCTTCAGCCTATTATTATCTTCGCACTCTCAGCATTTGGAATATCTTTTGTACTACCATCCTTTGACATGGGATCGCTAATGACTGTATTAATGGGTATGTTAGGACTTGGCGGACTTAGAACATTTGAAAAAACTAAAGGAGTTGCTAGATGAGTTGGGATAACTTTAAACTAGAAGAATTTGCTTGTAAGCATTGTGGTGAAAACAAAATAGAGCATGAGCTTATAGACAAACTACAAGCGCTTAGAACTGATTGTGGTTTTCCATTTAAAATAACAAGTGGTTATAGATGTGCTGAACATCCTGTAGAAATAAACAAATCAAAACCAGGCACACACGCTGTTGGTTTAGCAGCTGATATAGGTGTTAGAGGCAAGCAAGCATTAGAGATTATATCCAAAGCTAGAGATTATGGTTTTACTGGTATTGGAGTTAACCAAAAAGGTGGTGCTAGGTTTATACACTTAGATATATCTAAAGATTCACAAGGCCGACCAAGACCACATATTTGGAGTTATTAGCATGGACCCAATGATGTATTGGAATATAATTATTACTTTAATCTTTGCTCCTATAGTCCACAGCATAAGAACTAACGCGACAGAATTAAAAAGAGTTGATATACTTCTCAATAAGACTCGCGAAGAAGTTGCAAAAGATTATGTAACTAAGGTTGAATTAACAATCAGCATAGACAGAGTTATAGATCGTTTAGACAAACTAGACGAAAAAATGGACAAGTTAATAACAGGTTAATATGGCAATAAAATCAGAAGATCCTAGGGAATATATAGCAGCATTAGGCGATATCAGTTCGTTATTAGGCGGTAACTTAGGTTTAGGCTCTGCTAATATAGCTAACTTAAATAATGTTGGTAGAGGCAAAGGTTCTTTTCTTGGTCAAATTGCAGACATACGACAACAACAACAAGGACCACAATTAGGTCCAGATGATTTTGGTAGCTACACAATACCAATGTCTGACCCAACATATTCAAGTGGTTTTGACTATGCGCGTTCTATAGCTGGCGGTATGCCAATGTCTCAAGTTATTGCACCAGGTGTAAGCTATTCCCCAGAACAACCAATGGGTTATACACAAGAACAATTAAACAGACCAAAAGACATGCCAGCACCACCTCCACCTCCTCGTTCTATAGATCGCAGGGGTGATGATGTTGATTTCTTAGGAACAGGTATCGGTGGTGTAAATATACCTGTAGATAGAAAACAAGACTTTCCTCCTTTAAGCAACTTACTAAACATAGGTAAATTATTTGGTGGTGGTTTTGACCAAGAAGCTATAGACAAAATAGTACAAGAGCGAATAGCTGAAAGTATGCCAACCTTTGAACAACCTGATTTATCAAAGTTTATTACTAAAGAAGATTTACCAGCACCCAATATTTTTGATGAAGAGGCGTTGAGAAAAGAGTTGATTGAAGATATGAGGGGTAGCATTAATATACCACAAATGCCTGATTTATCTGGTTTAGCTAGACTAGAAGATATACCACAATACCAAGCACCTGATTTATCTGGTTTTGCAAGGTTAGAAGATATACCAACAATGCCTACTTTTGACCAAGAAGCATTAAGAAAAGAACTTATGGAAGATATGAGAGGAAGTATTAATATTCCTGATATAAGCGGTCTTGCTAGGCTAGAAGATATACCAAGTTTTGACCCAAGCGTTTTAAAGCAAGATATATTAATGTCTATACCACAACAACAAGTTCCAGATGTTTCTAAATTTGTAACACAAGATGATATATCTAAAGCTATAGCTGGTATTGATATGCCAACTTTCCAACAACCAGATTTATCTGCTTATGACACAAGACTTGCACAACTAGAAGAACAACTTGCTGGTTTTAAACAACCAACTGGCGGTAGATTTTCTGTAGATCAACAATTGCCTATGGGATTATTTTAATGTCAGTATCACACGAAGAAGTAGTTAAAGCTGCACAAGCAGAACAAATATTAACCTCAGAAGTTTTTAAAGAAGCAATAGAAAACCTTAAAAACGAATACATTACTCATTGGTTAAACTCAAGAGAGATAGATGATGTTAATGCTAGAGAAGATATCCACAGATCATTATTACTATTACCAGAGGTTGAGAGACATCTGCGTATCATTGCTGAAAAAGGCAAACTTACAAAAGCTAATATAAACAAAATTAGAAATATTGGTTAAACCTTCCCTTTTTACACATTATTAAGCTAAAATACTCTTAAATACATAAGGAGTATTTATTATGGCAATAACGGATAAACCGACTGCTTTACAAACTGATAAGGAAGTTACTACTTCGATGTTTGAAAGTTTCTTAACCCCTGAAGAGGATAAGGTTGAAGATGCAGTCACAGAAACAGAAGAAGTAACACAAGAAGAAGTCCTTGAAGAAGAACCTGAAGTATCTGAAGATCTTGAAGAAGAT